TATTAGGGTTAGTATATATTTTTGCTCCCATGCTTCCTCCTATGAGTTAATAGCTGTGTCCCAGGACACCATATTATTCCAAAACTCCTGGTTATATTCTTCTTGTAAATCAGCTGTGCCGCTAGCTAAATCATCTACAGCCTGTTCTGTATCAATTTTCTGTTCTTTCATCTGCATTTCCCTATCTGTTGTACCGGCATTAACAGACCGTTCAGCTTCTTCTATAGCTTGCTTCTTCTCAAAATCTGCTGCAAAATCTCCTGAACCAGCAAATCCAGCTTGGGATGTTTTTTGTTGAGATTGGGTTAGCATACCAAATAGTCCGCTTGACATCTGAGAGCCAACAGCTTTCTGATTCATAATATCTTGCGTAAAGGCTTTATCTTCCTGTAGCCCAAGCCTTTCAATATCTCTAGAATAATTATCTTTTAACTCGTCTTGGCCCCTAGTATCATATGGATCAAGATAATCCATTATATCGTTTGCATTAGATTCAGTCTGTTTTTCACCTGCCGCGGTACTCATAGCGGCAATATTTTCGTCTGAAAATAATCCCTTATTTGCCATTCCAAGGCCCCTATTTGCCATTCCAAGGCCCCTTTTCGCAAATTCCAAACTTTTTTGCTTATTTGCGGCTGCATCTTCTGGTGTGGTAACTAAACCAGATTGTTGTGTCACGAAATTCTCAAATTCAGGGTTTAAGCCTGAAGCCCATCCTCCTGATTTAATTTTTTCAGTATCATCTACGTTTTCATCAGCTGTCCAAATACCAGCTATATTCTCCTGCTCGTATTTACGTCTAAATTTTTCAAACTGTGTGTGTCTAGCCTTGGCCTCTGCCTTTGCTCTATCACGAGCTCTGGATTTTTTAGTTTGCCATATACCCCACTTACCTTGCGATGGGCGCCATGTTCCATATTCCCGAAGCCCAGTCTTAGGATTAGTAGTACCACTACCTATACTTTGTACCCAAGCTTCTCCAAGAGGACCAAGAGCATCAATAGCATTGGCTTCAGTAGTATTTACATGGGCTACCTCTCCGCCCACTCTACGTAACTCACTGTCACCTCTACGACCCTTACGAGCTACACTCCTTACACCAGCACCTTGCTTAATATCGGTCCCTGGGATATGACTCCCAGATGGCGGGTTTCCTCGTTCATTATCGTTTGAGGAACGCGTTCTTGGACCAGAAGGATTGGAATGTAGACTTCCACGTAATTGATTTGCTAATAATAATAAGTTAACTGCCATTATCTATAATCCCTTACCATATTAGGGTTAGTATATATTTTTGCTCCCATTTCATCTTTATATTTTCCTAAAGAAGGGCTCCATTCTCTACCGTCCTCACTCATTTCCCAATCACCAGGATCATCTAAGCCAGGAAGATTTATACCAAAGGCACCCATATCTAGTAAACTTGATGGGATAGTTTCACCGCCCATTACATTTCCAGATAGACCTTCAGGCAGTCCTCCTTTATCTATTCCTGCTACAATATCTGTAATATCAAAACCACCTGCACCACCTCCAGCACTTGGAGCAGCTCCACCTAAAATATCTCCAACCATTCCCTTGGTTTGAGCCTTTGGTGCTAATCCTAAATAACCTTCTGCCCCACCTTTTAGCCCACCTAAAAAGCCGGCACCACCTGCAGAGCCAGCCTTAAATCCAGCACCTAACTTTTGCATTTGTCCGGCTCCCATAAAACTACTTAATGCAGCTTTACCTACATTACTAAATTCTTGTGACGCTATTTGGCTAGTAATATTACCGCGAGTTTTCTTTCTAAACTTGCCGCTTAACAAGTCTTCTTGACTAACCCCTGAAGTAGCGCCTCCTACCTTACTACCTAGCAAAGCTCCTGCGCCACTTCCGGCAGCCAATAACAAGGGAGAAGCTGCCCCACCTGTAATAATAGTTAAAGCTAAAGCACCAAGTAATCCACCTATTCCAGCACCACCAGATTTAGCAGAAGCATATCGTGATGATTTTCTTGCAAGAGCGGAATCTTCATTCTGTACATCTCTTTCGAGAAGATTCATTCCACCTGCGCCTGTTTTAATTCCCATAATTTATTCCTTTATAATTGAACATTCTTTGAATCACTCGCATTAACATCTCTTTGTAGTAACATTGACTGTAATGACATCTTAATACTCCTATTTTTTAATCCCTATATAACCACCATGTATATCATCATAAGAAGAACCTCGCACGCCAGCAACAACGACTACTATATAGTTTGACTCATTGCCTATAAAGGTAGTATCAAATACACCTTCTACTCCAAATGCTACAGGAGACATTAATGGAACAAACGAACTATCATCATAATTAGAACTAAACGCTTTCCATTCACGATTAGGAGACCCTCCAGAGCTTCCATATATTTTAGCCTTATATGCTTTATACCCAACAGGAAGAACTACATTAGCTACCATATCTACCTCATCTGTTATTGACCCTGAATGGGTTGCCAACGCATTAGGATAATATGCATCATAAGCAGAGTTGCTCGATTTAAAAGCTAATGGCAATACTTTTACTCTCGTAGAGCTTCCATGCCATCCATCACTTTTTTGCTCACTATCAATAGAAAACCACCTTCCATCACTTTTAGTATATAATTTAGCACCGACAACTATTTGGTCTCCGTCATCACCATCACTACTTAAAGGAGGTTGTAATTGAGTAATAACTTTATTACCCTTTTGATGCGATAATCTTCTGCTATCTCTATCCATTACTTAATACCCTTAGTCCTGTAAATGAATGATATATCATTAATCATAAAATTTGTAGCACAAGAGCCAGTTAAGTGCAACTGGCAAGAGTAAATACTCTTCGCCTCATCAGAATCATCTGGCTTTAGTTCTAACCTAGTCCACTCTGTTACATTGCCAAATCCAGAACCATCAAATTCATAATTAGCTGTTCCACCATTGGTATGATAATTTTCAGTAATATTAGTACCATCACCCTTATAAGTAACATAAATCTTATATAACTTCTTCCTTACTGCTGGCTCACCAAAGTCAATATCCTTTGTTTTAATAACAATAGCAGGGGCTCCACTAAAAGGCGTATCAGCCCATTTATCTATTGTTCCACTACCGTCATGTATTAAAAGGCTACCATCTACAGGGTCATTAATAAAGTTAGAACCCGTACTTCCACTTGCCACCATATTTGCTGAAAAAGTCCAGCTTTTAGTTACCATATCATAAACATAAGCATCATTGCCTGTTGTTCCTTGTAATACGACAAGTTGCCGCTTAAAGGGATTAAAGCCTATACGGTGATAATTATCTGTTCCAATAAAGGTGCTCCAAGTTGATTGATTAATCTTACGCATACCTTGGTCTTCAAGTAGGTCAGTCACTGCTTGGCCATCATACATATAACATCCATTTTGATTAGCCCAGGCAACTCCATAATCCGTTCTACAAGCAGCTCCTGGATTGGTAATACCTTTAAATTTATGCTCTGCCTCTAAATATTCAGCACTACCAGATACATTAATTATATAGCAAGTATTCTTCTTAAACTGTAGTATTCTATCAGCATATTCAACCAGGGCCACAATATCATCGCCATCATGAATAGCCACATCAATATTATTAATACTAGGAAACTTGTCAAACTGATTAACTGGAGATTTGAGCATTCTATCTGCATGTATCTTGCCATCTTGTTTGATATTACCTAAATATACCCTACGATTAGCTACTACTGCAGTTTTATAAGAATCTACTTTTATTATATCTGTTGAAGTATGGGCATTTAATACATCATATTGAAAGTATCTTGGAGGATTAGTCCATAAACTTCCTTCCCCTGTCATTGCAGTGCCATGCCTTACTCCGCCATGAGTATTAGTAGCAGGGTCTTCCCATGGTCCATATCCACTAGTACCACCTCCCGCACCATCAATCCCAACTAATTTTATACCTTCATCAAATTTAGCATCCATCATTTGCCATAATGTAGTATAACCGTCCTCATTAGATGCCCAATATATACGACAGCCAGTTATACGTTGATTACCGATACCAGTAGTAGCTGTTGCGAAAGCACCGAAGTTATAAGTAGATTCATATACACTAAAAACAGGCAAAAAGTATACTGCAACATTTTCTCCATAAATATCAGAAGTACTATCTCCATTAGAAAAAGGAAGTTCTGTTTCTATTGTTTTACCCTCAAAAGTCACACCACCGGCAATATCCTTTGTTTTAAACATACGGAATAGTTGTGGCAAACTTTCCTGAGTATGGTCATCATACATAGTGGTAATAAAAAACTGATATCTTGTATCAGTGGTCGGCATCCATTTTCCAGTACCATTTCCTCCACTAGCCTCGGCAAATTCCAGTACTGCTCCCCATTTATGGTCTGACGTAGCTGAAGATGCGCCAGTAGTTCCAGTATAAGAAGCCGTATTTGAATCAGTAGTAGTACAAAGTGCCTGTCCAGTTAAACTATATGCAACATCGGTACCAATAGACCAATCAGACTCATCTTCTAACGCATATGCAGTATTAAGCATAGTAGCATTTTTACATACATCTACATCATTAAAGGAAAAAGTTGGAAAACATCCTGCTATCTCAGCATTGGTTTTATACCAACCTTCGGTAATTTCTACATCTGCTCCAGGAGCTGTAGACAAATATGTCTTAGCCTCAATAAATCCTTTCCATATAGGAATAGTACCTCCAGCATGGTCAGCCTCTGCTATTCTAAGAGCTCCATCAACATAATACATACTTGCTTCATTCATAGTACAAGCTATATTACCAGATTCACCATCATCTCCTATGCCTGTAACTTGATTACCATTCTCTACTAAATAATATGTTGTACCAACATTATCTAAGCCACCATCAAGCAATCCTGTATGGTCAGTAGTACACGCAAATAGGCCCCTACCTGCCCCTGTAAGGTCGCCTGATAGACCACCTTTAAGAAGAGTCTGAACATCACCAAGCACTATAATCTTCCCCATTTCATCAACAGCAACATTCTGCAAATCAGCAAACTGATTATCCCCTATATCTCTAGGGTCAGCATCATTGTTTATGCCACCATCAAAACGGAGTATCTTATAAGTACGTTTAGCCATCAGCCCCTAAGCTGGCCCTGATTAAACAATTTGCTAAGCCAAGATTTAGAAGAACCACAAGACATATTATTTCCTTCGCCCAAATGATCAACCAGGCCCGCAGGATTTGTTCTAGGGTCATAATCGACAGATTCTTCTCCACTCTCCCCTGAATAGTCAGTATCATAGTCCAAACTCTCTTCGCT